AGATGGTCTTGGGCTCGGCCATATCAGGCCGCCGCTTCGGCCTTGATCCGCTCTTGAATCTCCTCCCGATGCACCGAGACATCGGCTGGCGCCTCGACGCCGATCCGCACCTGATTTCCTTTGATGCCCAGGACGGTTACCCGGATGTTGTCGTTGATGACGATGGTCTCGCCGACCTTGCGGCTCAGTATCAGCATGGTCCTACTCCTTGGTTGGTTTCCCGTCTGGCCCTCATGGGAAGGCCAGTCGGTGAAACCCCGGACTCGCTACTGGCGACAGACCGGGTTTGTTGCGTCAGCGGTGCTGGCCAGTTACCCGCCGCTGATTGCAGGGCTGGCCGGTCGTCTTCGTTGGTTGGCGGTGAGCTTCCTCCCCAGGGCGTCAATCAGCATCTGTCCGCCTTGGATCACGGGTCCCTACAACATGCACGCTGCAGCTCGTTTGCCCGGATATGTGGGCAGGGTGCATGAGGTCCGGCGCCCCTCATGGCCGAGGCTCAGGGCGCTAATTCAATTCAGTGTTTCCGCTCCTGCTTACCGAGGTCGATACGGCCAATCCCAGGGAGCCGCATGGCTATGTGGATTCGCTAACGCCTTTCCCGACAGGAGCTTGAATCGGTCATGTTGTGTAAAGAGCGGTGGCGGTTGGTGCCTGCGCGGCATCGCTGCCGACGGGATTAAATATGTACCAACAGTTCACATAAGGTCAAGTACCAAAAGTACATAATTTTTTCGAGAGCACGAAAAAGCCCGCGCAGTGGCGGGCTTTAGAGGTTTATGTGATCTGCGGGTTGGGCTATGGCCCGTCTAAAGGGCCGAACGTGGCCATTTGGCGTCGACCACCCGACCTACTATCTGCCAGGTATTGTCGACCTCGACAGTGGGAAAAGCTGGATTGAGCGGTTTTAAGTATGCCCTTCCCGAATCCCAAATGAACTGCTTGAACGTCGCCTCATTTGAGTCAATTAGCTTAGCCACGACGAACTGACCGTGCTCGACATCAAAACCAGGCGCCACAAGGATGACCATGCCTTCGGAAAAGGACATGCCGTTAGGCGAGGTCATAGAAGGCCCGCGCACCTTGAGCCAGAAGCCGTGCGGCCCGGCCCAAGCATCCGATGGGTGAACCTCGCATGAGGCGACGTTCGATATTTCGATAGCTTCCATCGGCATCCCAGCCTGAACCCAACTGATTTCAGGGTATTCGTAATATCTAACAGGGCCGGCAATAGGCTCTACGTTCGAGTCAAACCCCGAGGTTTCCTCTGTCATCCCGCCTTTGCCGTATTCGAGCCACTCAACCCGAACCTTCAAAGCAGAGGCGAGCGCCAGCATTTTTGCTCCGCCGGGTATCGATTCGCCATTGAGCCATTTGCTTGCTGCTTTGGGTGTGACCTTGGCTATGTCGGCCAGGCGAGCGCCAGCCCCCCACGCCTGAATGTCGTTGGAAGCAAGTGCTTTCTTGAGGCGCGCCGCAAAGGCAGCCCGGATTTCGTCTATGTGAACCATAGGTTCAATATGGCACGCGCTTGCATGTACTTTCAGTTCCGACATAATATGTACTTACAGTTCATATATCAGGGGAGGCCGTATGCAGGCACTCAAGAAGGCGGTCGATGACGCTGGCGGCGTTGCCGCTGTCTCGCTCGCTTGCGGGAAAACACGTCGAGCCGTTTACAAGTGGCTGGCCGCTGGGTGTCTCCCTCGGACCGAGTACACGGGCGAGACGAAGTATGCCGAGAAGATCGCTAGCCTAGCCAGGGCAAACGGAAAGCCTTTCAAGGCCCAGCGCCTATTGGCTGAAACCGCTCCCTCGAAAACCGCTGCCTGACGGCGCACTCACAAATGAATTCTGCGCTAGCTGGCCTTGCGCCAGTAGATGCCGAAAACACCTGCCCATCCATCCAGTACCTGAATCGCAGGCATAAAAAAACCACCGGCCAGGGTGGTTTCTTCAACAACGAGATCGAGGTCGATTATGCACAGAGCAGCTGATGCACGCAACACCCAGCCCGGCGCGGTCGGTTTTACTTCGCAATCCGTCGAGCATGTCATGTCGTCTCGCGAGATTGCCCAGCTCACCGGTAGCACGCACGACAATGTCCTCAAGACGGTGCGTCTGCTGATCAAGAAGGGTGTCGTTTCATCAAACGAGACCCCCTATATCCACCCGCAGAACGGCCAGTGCTACACCGAATTCCTACTCAACTACCGAGACACCATGGTGGTTGTGTCGGGGTATAGCGTCGAGCTGCGCGCCAAGATCATCGATCGCTGGCAGGAGCTGGAGGCGAGGGTGGTTGCCCAGCTCCAGATTCCGACTAACTTCGCCGAGGCCCTGCGCCTGGCTGCTGACAAGGCCGAGGAGAACCAGCGCCTGCAAGACGCCCTGGCCAAGCAGGCCCCCAAGGTGGCGGCCATCAACCGGCTGGCTGGCGCTGGCGGTGCGATCTGCATCACCGACGCGGCCAAGCAGCTGCAGCTGGCGCCGGCGAAGCTGTTCGCCTGGATGGAGCAGAACCGCTGGATCTACCGCCGTGCTGGGTCGACACGCTGGGTCGCCTTCCAGCCTCGCATCACCGCCGGCCTGCTCAAGCACAAGGTGACGTCGCTCAAGCCAGACCGAGAGACGGGCGAAGAGCGGGCGGCCTACAGCGTTCTGGTGACCACCAAGGGCCTGACCTACCTGGCCGAGAAGGGCATCGGGGGTTCGTTGTGAGCGTACAAGCCATGACCTGGGCACTCCAGATCCCTTCCAGCGAGCTTCAAGGCTCCCCGGCGCGCCATGTGCTGCTGTGCCTAGCCAACTACGCCGGTACCGACGGGCGCGCAGCCTTTCCATCGGTTGCGACCCTGGCCGAAGACACTGGCTTGTCCGAGCGTACCGTGCGCTCCAAGCTGGACGAGCTCGAGGCCGCTGGCTGGATCAGTCGTGGCAATCAGGCAATCGCCGCCGCCTACATCGACCGTCGCGATCGCCGCCCTGTGGTGTACGACCTGCAAATGGTACGGGGTGCATCTGTTGCACCTCGCGCTGAACGGGGTGCAGCTGACGGCACGGGGTGCAGCTCACAGCAGAACGGGGTGCAGCTCACGACTGAACGGGGTGCAGGAGCTGCACCCAATCCGTCCTTAAACCAATCTACTCACTCACACCGCGCGACGTTCGAGTTGACGCTGGACTGGGAGCCAAACCGTGAACGCTTGTATCCGTACGCCAAGCGGGCAGGGCTGACGCTCGAGCACTTCTCGTCGGAAGCGATCGCCGGGTTCGTGAGCTACCACGAAGCCAAGGGGCTTGTGCAGACCGAGAAACAGTGGCTGGCCGCCCTGGTCAGCTGGATCCGCCGTGACCTGGCCAGCGCAGCCAAAACTGCCAAGGCCCCATCCGGTACCCGCCAGCCGGCCGGTCCCAACTTCGACGACGACACCTGGGCCATTGACCCGGAGGACGCATGAGCAAGCCAAGACCAACCCAGAGCGCCATGGCGCTGATCGGCAACGTGAACGACCGTGTCCAGCTCGTCGAGAAGATGGGGCACATACCGGCGCCAGCGGCCCCGGCCCAGCCCAAGCAGCTGGACCCCGGCACCATCAGCGTGGTGAACAAGCTGTTCCGCGAGCTGCAAGCCATTTTCCCCGCCTGGAAACAGGCCTGGCCGGATGATCTGGCCCTGGGCGCGGCCAAGCGCAGCTGGATGAAAGCGTTCATGGATGCGCAGATCCACGACATCGACCAGATCGACTACGGCCTCCAGCGTTGCCGCGCCCTGGGCAGCCCATTCGCGCCCAGCGCCGGCGAGTTCATCGCCATGTGCCTGCCTACAGCCGAGTCGCTGGGCATCCCGAGCCACAACCTGGCATTCCGGGAAGCGCTGGTGAACCTGCACCCGAGTCGGGCTGGCGCTCGCACCTGGTCCCATGAGGCTGTTCGCCACGCCGCCCTGCAGTGCGAGATGTACAACCTGGCCGACCTGCTGCCGGAGAAGGCGCGCGCCGTGTTCGACCGGGCCTACGACATCACCATCCGAGCGCTGGTCGAGGGCCGCCCGCTCGAGCAGGTGCTGACTGGGATCGGCCACGACAGCCAGAAGACCGAGCTGCAGCTGGCCGAGGAGTACGGCGAGTGGCGCCTGGGCCAGGTAATGAGCCGCCAGACGATCCCCGGCAATGCCCAGGCCTGCCGCGCGCAGCTGCTGGCCAAGTTGAACATCAAGCGCGGGCCTGTGGCCGGTAAGGAGCAAGGTCGATGACCGAGAAAACCATGTTCTGCTCATTCTGCGGAAAGCCCCAAGACGAAGTGCAAGCTCTGGTTGCCGGTCCTGAAGTCAACATCTGCGTGGACTGCGTCCATGTGTGCATCGATACGCTCATCAAGGCTGGCCAATGGCCTAGCCACTCACCTGAAGCACTGCATCGCGATCTGATGGCGCTTGTGTTCTACATCGGGCCGAACTGCGTTTCAGCCGTCAACGCGGCAGTGGCTGGGCCTGTGGCGAGCAAGGAGTGCGAGTGATGAAAGTTCATTGGTATTTCTGGCCTGCGATGCAGGGCGCAGGGATTGCGCTGCTGTTTATTGTTGCGTGCACCGCCTTCTTCTACGCGCTTGATCCGGCGCCGACGTTCGCAGGGATTTGCGCTCGCACCAACGAGCGAGGGTCGTCGGCCTGGGTGGCCTGCGTCGACAAGATGGTGGAGGAGCAGCACTGATGGACACCAACAAGATGCGCGACGTCGCACTCGCTGTGAAGAAAGCCGCCAAGCGCGAGCTGCGCCTGCTGCCCGTGATGGTGATCTTCGGGGCGGCCGTGGCGGTAATCGCGGCTCCATTGATCCTGGCTATCTCCTTCCTTCCCGAATGGGCGGTGTGGGCCCTGCTTGCGGCTGGGGCTGTCTGGCTGGTATTCGGCGAGACCATCGCTGCCGGCATCAGCGCGTATCGCGGGACGAAGCCATGAAGCGCGTATGGACAGTCCACGTCCCCGGCTACAGCCCGTTCTCGATGGTGCTGATGGAGGGACCGCAAGACCAGGCCGGCGCGCTGCGCGAGGCCCAACAGATTTGGCCAATGTGTGAGGTGGAAGCGTGAGACAAAGCAAGCTGACCAAGGCCGCCCGCGGGCGCGAATGCCAGGTCCGCATTCCAGGTGTGTGCAACGGTAACCCCGAGACCACGGTGCTGGCGCACTACCGCATGGCCGGTACCTGTGGCGTGGGCAGTAAGCCGAACGACCTGCAGGGCGCCTGGGCGTGCAGCGCCTGCCATGATGCGTGTGACGGCCGGAGTAGGGCGGTTGACCGGGCCACCGCTCGGCAGTACCACGCCGAGGGCGTCATGCGGACCCAAGCCATCCTGATTAACGAAGGCGTGGTGGCGGCATGAGCGAACTGACCCTCCCATGGCCTCCAGCCGCGTGCAGCCCGAACGCTCGGGTGCACTGGACCAGGAAGAGCCGGGCAGCCAAGACCTACCGCGCCGCCTGCCATCTGCTGGCCAAGCAGGCCGGTATCCAGGCGCCAACAGGTGAAGCGCTGCTGATGCTCGAGTTCGTGCCGCCCGATCGCCGCCGGCGCGACGACGACAACCTGCTGGCGATGTTCAAGGCGGGTCGTGACGGCCTGGCTGACGCCCTGGGCATCGACGACAACGTGTTCGCCACCCAGATCAGGGTGAGCAAGGAAACGACCAAGGGCGGCGCTGTGCGCGTTCGCATCCAGGCCATCGAGGGCGCGGCAGCATGAAGAAAAGCCACGGACCGTCTCTGGAAAAAGAAGTGATCGAGCTGGCGCCATGCCGGGGATGCCGAGGCGTGGGCTTCTACAAAGACCTGTTTTTCCCGAAGCCGTGCATGAAGTGCAATGCCTCCGGGTGGGTGGCTGCTGCCACGGGTGAGGCGGTACCGCTCGAGGAGCTGGTGACTCAGCTGAACATGAAGCTTCGAGCTATGGCCAGGCAGCTCGACCAACTTACCAAGCGCCAGGCGATTGGGCCTGAGGCGCAGTACCAAACGAACAACCGCCGCGGCGCCGGCGGCACGAACTACACCGGGGACTGATGACAAATGAAGAAGCGAACCTATACCGACAAACCCCTGGGTGATACCGCATACATGCTTGAACAGTGGGGCTGGTGGCGCATGGACGGGATGGGCGTGCCTCGGTACGTTTCGCCGCTATATGCGCTGATGCGTGACAACGTTCCGTCGGAGGGCGGGCTCAAGCAGTACGTGATTACCGATGACCTTGCCCTGGCCGTCGATGGCGCAGTGGGCCGCCTGACAAAGCGGGACGAGCAGATGGGTGGCTTCATCTGGCTGTACTTCGGCGCCAAGTGGCCAGCGCTGCGCATCGCCCGGGAGCACAAGATGGGCGAAGCGAAGGCGCGCGAGCTGATCAATGCGGGTGTGGCATGGATCGACTGCGCGCTGGAGCAGTTGCGCGAGGCTGCATAAAAAGCTTTCCGCGCGGATAAACACCTGTTTTCATAGCAGCGTGTCCAGCTTGCAACGCAACGCGACACAGACAAACCCCGGCCATCGAGTCGGGGTTTTTTCGTTTATGCGGATGACACGCCCAGGCAGATGGGCTAAGTCGGTAGTGGCGTCGATAAAAGCCGTGCGCTCCCTGATTGATAACGCGATGAGAGTCTGGGGTACGTGACCCAGCGATCCAGACCAGCAAGCCGGGATCAGCACCGGCCCTCCGCACCCTTTCCCAGGCCTCGCCACCGTGCGGGGCCTTGTCGTTTCTGGAGTTATGAAATGCCCAAAGTCCAGTTGAGCCTTGACCCGGTTGGCCGGGGTGATCTTGTCGTCGATG